ATACTAGATCCATCTGCTACCTTGTTATCGTAATCTGCAACCAACCCAGCACTAAATGCTTGACCTTCAACTAATCGAACATGTTCAACGGTTCGAGTTGCATAAGCACCACGATACTTCTCCATTACGCCCACTCTGCCTTTTGGATGCGTAAAGGTCCAATGTTAATTAAAAAATATTCTACAAGATTGTTATCTACTTCACTCTCGTAGATTTCAAATCCTAAATTAAAACCCCAATAGAAGTGATATGACCACATTAAGCTTTTTTCTTTTTAGGAAACCCAGCTAACATATTTTTATATGCTTTATCACTAATAGTAGAATTTTTTTTAGAACGACTTGTGCCTTCTTTTTTACGCTTATTCATATTATGATATAAACCTTTATTTCCCATCTTTATCACCTTTCATTTTTTCTTTTGATTTTTTAGTAAAACGATCAGGATTCATATTTGCTTTTGTACTAAAGAATGTATCAATTAGCTCCTTATGCAACTTAGGATCTGTATCATATATTGTTTCCATAAAAGCTTTTGTTGGCTTACCATCTTTACCCTTAGGGATATGTGCATATTGTTCTAAATCATCACTCATAATTGAAACTTCCTTCCTAATGTATCTGTTTCTAAACCTAACCCTGTGACTCCTAATGGGGATAGTCCTGTATCTTGTGGGGTTACTGCTTTTCCAACTAAACCACCTGTGCCACGTCTTAATCTTTTTTGTGATGCTGTTGATGCTGCTAATTCTTTTTTAGTTTTTGCTGCACCAGCTTTAGCTGACTTTTCAATAGCTTTCAATTCAGCAGCAGTATAGTCTTTACGTTTGCCAAACACATCAAAGTCTCTTGATGTATATTGTTTTTCTCTAGTACGTGGATCTATAGTAAATACTGCACCCTCTGGTGCTTTATAACTTACTGTTGTTCTAGATGTTACACCACCACCAAAACCAATTGGACCAGGGCTATATGTGGCTGCTTGAATTCCTGTCAATGGACTAAACTGTCCCATAATCGTACGACCATAAGTTGTACTGACTTGTCTTTTGCCTGGTTGATATTCACCTGATGGCATCAAGAATTCTTTATCTTGTCGCTCTACAGTACGATAACCTTTAGAGATTTGTTTATCTACTTGCTGATTCCACCAATCTTCAGATTTAAATATATTACGACCACCAGCAAGATTCATTAAATCTTTTTGTGCCTTTTCAGCCTTAGGCAACATGCCTCGTGCCAATGCCATGCCAAAGTCTAAGGCAGCCATTATGCAGATCCTAAAGTATTTTTATTTTCTTCTTCTTCTACGCCAAGCTCAGGTGAAAATCTTCCTTCTGCAAGTAAGGTACGTTTACCACCCGCTCTTCTTGCTCTTTTTTTAGAAGACATTTCTTCTGCGTATGTTCTACGCTCTTCTTCTGCTTGTGCTTTTGCTTCTTTTGCTTGCTCACGTTGTAATCTTAACGATTCTTCCGCAGCAGATGTGTCTGGCTTGCCGCCACCAAATGCTCCACCCATTAGGTTCTCCTCATCATATGTGTATCATCTTTGTCTGCACTATAACCAATCATCAACCCTTCTGATACAAATCCAAGAGTTTTTGCCCAACTCATAGCACGTTTATCATTAGAGTTTACCGTAATTTGTATTCGATGTAAATTAAATAATGTTTGACAACTGTCAAAAAATGATATCGCACCCTTCGTCATGGCTATTGGATATCTTCTTGATTGTTTAGTAAATAAAGACCACGCTTCACCAACGCCACGCCAGAAAAAGACACAACCAAACACAGCGACAGGATCACCGTTAACAAACGCAGTAATGCAAGGACCAATCGTAGACTGAAAGACAATAAGCCGTTTTCTATCTTCAGTCGATAATGATTTAGACCCATACTCCTCAACCCCTTTAAAGTTTGACAAATGATCTTCATGAAATGGTAAATAATACCCATGGCGAACATCAGGCATATTTTTAAGTATTTGATCAATGTTAGCTAAAAACATCAAAATCACTATTCACTACAGTTTGTGATATTAATGTGTTCGCTGCTAGGTTAGACTTAGTCATTCGTTTATGCTCACCACCACCAAGCATTAAGTAACCAAACGCATCACCAATGTGCGAATGTTCGTTTTTATTTGGGGTATCTCTAAATCGTTCTTGACCAGCACCCACACTGACTCGTTTAAAGTGATAACCACCAGCTAAAGATTTACGCAACATCTTGCATGACTTGTTAATAATCAATCCTGGTTTGCCATTAATCAATCGTTGCATCGGAGCTGCAGCACCTTCACGTCTGACTTTAAAATTGTTAGATGCCGTTGGTTGCGCACGCAGTCCTAATGTGCGTAAGTAATCAAATGCAGTCACTTCATAGATTGCATCTCGTTGCATACCAGCTGGGTCACCCCATACTAATATTTGTGCCTTTGGATATTTGGCATTAAGTTGTGCTAAGAGTTCATTACCGAATCTCTCCAACCCCATATCTTCAGTAACAATCTCATGTAGCACAACCCATCGACCATTATTTAATCTTTGTCCAATCGCAGCTGCTGGGGTCAAACCAAAGTCAAGACCCACATGTATAGGCAATGCTGGATCGTATTCAACTTCTTCACTCATCATCTGATCGTTGTATTCGGGCCATACAGGTTTACCTTCCTGTACATAAGTATATTTACCTTCGGCATAACAGCGTATCCAATCTAGATTCTTACCACCTAACATCTGCATGTAGTAACCACTTGGTAAGTTCTTTACGTTCTCTGCTCTAGGATTAATCCTCCACCAACGACCCCCAGCAAAGATATGATCATTAGCTTCAGGGTTATCAGGCAGATCTTCGTTCTCAACTTCAACCACACCACCTGGTTGTTTAAAAAAGTCCCAACCGTATTTGCCTGTAAGTTTTTCTTTTTCTGATAATCTAAACCACCAATGATCGTCATCCATTGGGTTGGTATCCATCCACACACCATGCCATGTTGGGCCACCATCTTTTTGAGTCGGATAGCGACCCACACGGTGAGTGAGTCCGTCAATCACTGCTTTAGGTAGTTCACGAGCTTCATTGACCCATGCTCCGGTCAATTCTAAGGAGAGTAGTTTACGGACATCTTTGGGTTGGTCCAATGCTAAGAAAATCACTTCACAGTCAATACCCGCAGCATCGCCACGGGACGGGAGGCGAATGTGATGAGTGATCGGAGGTGTATATAACATCGGACCAAAAGTATTCTCAGGAAACAACTCTTGCCAAGTTTTTATCGTTGTTGTCTTGAGTTCTGGGTAAGAGTTACGTACAATAACAAAACGAGTGTAACGTATACCATCGACAGGGGATGGCTTTTGCCTAACGGCACGCATCATGATCTCTGCAGCACAAGCATAGGACTTACCCGACCCTACTGGCCCCATCAATCCACGCACAAACTTATTGCTTTGTAGAAACTTATAAACTTCTGGACTGGTACTGAAATCTAGATCAATACCAGGACCAGCTAGAGATTTATTACCACGATCTTTCTTATTGCTCATCGTCTATGTCTTTAAACTTCATTGATATTAGACGTTCGAGTTCTTGATTTCTTCTGTATAAAGCATCAATAATTTCCATGACTCTGGTATTATTCAGATGTGCCATCGCAAACTCTTCACGCAACTGATCAATCTTTGGTTTCAGATCCATTAGGTTGCCTCACTTTCTGTCGTAGTTTTTGTAAGTAATAGTCTGCTTTATCAAGATCTTCAACCCCATTCTTGAGCGCAAACCTCCACACATACTTAATTACATTTGCTACACAAACTGCAATTATCCCCACCAGACCCATGGTTGCCGACTCGATAGCATCAATACATTCCACTTTACCTTGTGTGTAATGCTTGGGTCGATTGACGTTATCATTCATTATCTAAAATCTCCGGTGCTTTAACATTGATACCAATCACTGAAGGCTTATCTGATTCTTCAGGATTGTCTAATAATCCACTTGCTTTAGCTAGTAATCGTAAGGTTTGGACTTTATCCCATAGTTCGATTTCAATCTCACCAGTCTTAGGATTCGTCTTGATGCGCTTGATTGCTTGCATCGCATGTTCTGGAATGTCCTTACTAGCTTTGACTTTGACATTGCCATTCTCATCCCATTCCATAATGTCTGACAGTTTTGTATTTGCCATACAGAGAAGACTGTAAGCGACAGCCTCTCTATTGGCAGCTAAAGTATTACTGCGTTCTAAGTTCTTTTGCAGTTTACGAACCCCACCATAGCCAGCAAGGCTAGGGATCGGTTTACTTTTATTTTTAGTCTCAGTCATTAAAAGGGTAAATCGTCTTCCATTTCGTTAATGGATTCAGCCATAACCGGAGCCGTTGGCTTCGGATGATGTACTGGTGCTTCACTCGTGTTGGACTGCGCCACAGGATTACCAATTCGTATTGTGCGAAAGCCTTCACCGCTTTGTTTCTGTTTGTCCCACACGTCTACCCAATGCTCAGTGCCATCAGGTAATAAAATTTTACCACGATAATCTGCATGCCAGTCCTCTGTCTTGCGATCATTAACCCAAGCACTACCGTTACCAGGTTTTGGTTCGTATTTATTTTCAGCCATTAGTGTATCTCCTTATTTTCTGATTGTGAATTTACAATCTCATTGACCATATCAATAAGAGCATTAATTAAACCATGCACTTTTGCTTGTGCTTCAGGGCTAATCTCTTTATGTAGATTGAGATCAACTTTATGCCCAATGCCTCTATCTTCAATAGTTAAGTTTTTAATTGTGTTCATATACATCTCCTTAATTTTCATATAAATAAACAACGGCTTTACCACCGTCAACTTGCTCGCCTCTAGCAATCTCGATATAGTCAATTTGACTATCATCGTCATACACCCCAGCCTTCATCAATGCATCAAGGATTGCTTTCAGTGTATTATCCAAGTCAAACTTACGTTTAGATCTCGGATGAATCATTATATTTATTGCTACTC